AAAAAGATTTAAACAAAATATTAGGAATTACCAAACTGTGATACATATATTTGAGCACGTTCACGTTTTTCTAACTCTCTTAATTGATAGTGTATAAATTGCTGCTTAGCCATTGGAAGTCTTTTAAATTCTGAAAGAGTAGAATCTCCCGGTTGTACTACTGAATCATTAACGATAAGTGGTAGTTTTTCTTCAACCTCTTGTGAGGTTAGTAATGACCATTCCTCATTAGAACCACCCTCCCAAGAACCATTTACTGATTTCCCCATAACTTCAAAATAATTCCATTCTGCTGAGACAAACCAGTACACAAATTCTTGGACAATAGTTTTATTATAACCTTCAGGATCATTCTTAAGACTAGAGTAACTTGATACATTATATATGCCCTTATCAATAGCCTCTTGCATAGCCAAATAAACGTCAGAAGAGGTATCATCCCAATCCCATTTTTCTGGAAAAGTATTGAAAAGAAGTTTTAAATTATTTCCAGTTGGAGTAGATATGGCAAAAACAACCATACATAACAAGCTAAAAGATGCAGAAGTAGGCAAAGGTTACATACATTTTTATCCTTCTACAACACAGGATTATTTTGAAGAATTAACAGCAGAAAGACAGATACTGAAATACAAAAATGGCTATCAAGAACGTGTTTGGGTCAAGAAAAACAATCAAGCAAACGAGGCATTAGACGAAATGGTATATTCTTACGCTAGTTTTCAAAGATTATTACAAAAATATGACAGAAAAACTATATATGACCAATTTGCAAGAAGATTTGAAGATAAAAAGCCTCTAAAGGAGGCTAAGATAAGATTAAATCAAACTAAATTGGCTAAAAAGCCTAATTTTATCTCTAATTGGTGATAAAAAATGACCTTTCCACAAAAAATTCGCGCTGGTGATTTTGTTCAATGGCGTATTCCAGCTAGTCAAGATGTTTTTGGTAATTCCATAAGTAGTCCAGATTGGTCTGTTGTTTATTATTTAAGAACTAATACATCTTCTGAGGGCGCTACTGTAAACAGTTCTGCATACTTAGATGGCTTTGAATTTAGTATCCCTGCTGCAACTACAACTAATTTTGATGCTGGGAATTGGTTTTATCAAGCTGTAGCAAATAAATCTGGTCAAGAAATACAGACTATTTACACAGGTAGCTTTGAAGTGTTAGCTACTATGTCATATTCTGGAACACCAGCAGCATTCGATGGACGTTCACAAGTAGAAAAAGATTTAGATGTTATACAAGCAGCAATAAGAACAATTATTAATGGTGGTGCGATACAAGAATACAAAATTGGAACAAGAACAGCTAAGAAATATGAATTATCAGAACTACTTGCCTTAGAAAGCAGATACAAAGCAGAGCTTGTACGAGAAAAACAAGCAGAAATGATAGCAAATGGTCTTGGCAATCCAAGAGCAACTTTTGTACGTTTTAACGGAGCAATCTAATGGGAATCAGATCAAGTATTGGAACAGCCGTAAAAAGAGTTTTAGGTTTTGGCAGAAATGCTAATCCCCTAAAAAATCTACGAGCATATCAAGGGGCATTAGTTTCTAGACTCACTTCTGATTGGATGAGTAGCCAGTTAAGCGCCGATGCCGAAATAAGGAATAGTTTGCGTAAGCTAAGAGATAGATCAAGAGAATTAGTAAGAAACAATCCTTATGCTAGACAGGCAAAACGTACAACACAAATAAATATTGTTGGTACTGGCATGAAGTTTCAGTCTCTTGTTGTACAACAAAGAGGTGGTAAAAGAGATCAAAGAGTAAATAATATTATCGAAGAAGCATGGGGAGAATGGACACAAGCAGATAGTTGTGATTGTGCTGGTAAATATAGTTTTCATCAATTTGAATGGTTAGCTGCTGGTGCATTGTGTGAATCAGGAGAAGCTATTTTTAGGATTGTTAGAAAACCTTTTGGTAATTCAGAAGTACCTCTTGCTTTACAAATAATTGAAAGTGATTTATTGGATGAAGAATATGATGGCAAGACACTTAACAAAAACAACGAATGGCGTAATGGCGTGGAAGTTGATGAGTGGGGTAGAGCTATACGTTATGCAATACTAACTAAACACCCTGGTGATGCATATTATTTAGATTACTCTGCTAGCCGAAAGCTACATATATTTATACCAGCAGAAGATATTATCCATTTATTCCTTCCAGAAAGACCTGGTCAAAACAGAGGTGTGCCTTGGTTTCATAGTGTTATGGCTGATATGCACCAACTACAAGGTTACGAAGAAGCTGCTGTTATCAGAGCTAGAGCCGGTGCAAGTATCATGGGATTCATTCAAAACGATCAAGGTGAGCTTATTGGTGACGATGTGCAAAACAGTCAGCGCATACAATCCTTTGAGCCAGGTACGTTTAGATATCTTATGCCTAATGAATCTGTTACTGTTCCTGACATTGACTATCCATCTCAGCAGTATGAGATGTTTGTTAAAAATAAAATTAGACGTTTTGCAACAGGTATAGGTTGTAGCTTTGAGACAATAAGTAAAGACTTCTCAGAAACTAACTATTCAAGTTCAAGATTAAGCTTGTTAGAAGATCGTGAGCATTGGAAGTTCTGTCAGAAATATATAATTGATAATTTTCATTATCGAATATTTAAAGAGTGGTTAGATCTTGCTGTTTTGTCGGGTGTAATAGATTTTCCTGATTATGCATCTAATTCAAAAAGATATTGCAAGCCAAGATGGACTCCACCAGCACAACATTACGTTGATCCTCTGAAAGAAATTAAGGCATATCGTGAAGCCGAACAGGCTGGTTATATGACTAAGTCACAGGTCATAGCACAGACAAATGGCGGTGATTATGATGATATTGTTTCTGAAATAGCAAGAGAACAAGAGGTTGCTAAGTCGTTAGGTGTAACATTAGACAAAGATCTAGATCTTGAAGTAGAGCTAGGGCAAATGTCACTTGACCTATCTCCTAATCAACCAGAGCAACCAGCAAGATCTAGAAAGCGCAAAAAGTCTAGTTAACTATGGCAAATGTTAGTGGAACAGAGATCAATCTCAAACCAACTGAGGGAATGGTTACAGAGGCAAAAAGGTACCAAGCGTGGAAAGAGGAAGGTAAGGCTGGTGGTACGCAAGTAGCAGCAGTCAGAGCTAGTCAAATAATTGCTGGAGGAGAGCTATCTGCTGATGTTGTAGTTCGGATGTTTAGTTTTTTTAGCCGCCATGAAGTTGATAAAAAAGCAGAGGGTTTTAGAAAAGGAGAAAAGGGATATCCGTCAAAAGGGAGAGTGGCTTGGGCAGCCTGGGGCGGAGATGCTGGATTTAGTTGGAGTCGAGGAAAAGCTGCTGCAATAAAAAAAGCGCGAGAAAGAGCAGAAGTTATTGAAATGGCAAGGCCATATCCAAATGAACACGCAGCAACAATCGTTAATTCTGACCAATTTGATACATTTAGAAGGTCAAATGATGAAAGAGGCGAGGGTATAGACTATATTTTTGGTATAAAGGATAATGAAGAGGGAGCAGAACTACAATCAATTCGATTTAGGCTGACTCAGTATTCATCATCTCAGGCTTTAGATTGGCTCGAAGAAAATGAATTCGATCCGATTAAATTTGAACCAGCCACTAATGAAAAAACTATGACTAAGGAAACCCCAACAATAGAAAGGGCAGAACCAGATGCTCTTAAGGTAGGTGATTTTGTATCTTGGAACTCTAGTGGAGGTCGTGCTAGAGGAAAAATTGATCGCATTGTTAGAGATGGGTCAATAGATGTACCAGATAGTTCATTCACTATTACAGGAACAGAGGATGATCCAGCGGCTTTAATCACTCTCTACAGAGATGGGGAGGCAACAGACCGTAAGGTAGGTCATAAATTTTCGACACTTACAAAAATTGCCGATATTAGATCGATTGAGGCTGGAGATAGATTTGAGCGTAAAGAGGTTACAGATTTCAAAAATGTGAAATCCAGAACATTTGAGTTTCCATTTAGCTCTGAATATCCTGTTAAGAGATATTTTGGTAACGAAGTGTTAAGCCATGATGAAGGCGCAGCAGATTTATCTCGACTAAACGATGGTGGTGCTGTTCTCTTTAATCACGATATGAACAAACCTATAGGGGTAGTGGAAAGTGCAGAAATTGACCCTACAACTAAACGAGGTTATGCAAAAATTCGCTTCTCGCGCAATAAATTTGCTTCTGAAGTCTTAGAAGATGTTAAAGATGGTATTTTACGCGGTATTTCTTTTGGTTATCAAATAAATGATATGGAGGAGATGGAAGATGGAATGCGCGCAACTAACTGGTCAGTTCACGAATTAAGTGTTGTTACAGTTCCAGCAGATCCTACAATTGGAATAGGAAGAAGTTTGATAGAACCCTCTCAAGGTAATAGTATTAATATAGAAGATAAGTCTCCTCTAGAGGAGATAAATTCTGCGGAAGTATCCGCATCACCCTCGGTTCGTACTATGGAAGAATCAACTAAAGAAACTGCGGTTGAAGCGGAGAAATCCGTTGAAATCGACATCAAAGCCGAAGTTCAACGTGCTATTGATGAAAATAATGCTCGTACAGCATCAATCACTTCGTTATGTCGTGAATTTGGAAAGTATGGAGCAGAAGAGCTTGCTGACTCACTCATAAAGGGTAATAAAACTCCCGAAGAAGCTAAAGCAGCAATCCTCGATCTTGTTAAAAACAAGGCAGAGGTTCGTAATACACCTATTCGTTCAACAGACATGACACAAAACGATGTTGGCTTAGACCAAAAAGAAATTAAGAGATTCTCTTTCTTAAGAGCATTAAACGCTCTAGCAAATCCAACAGATCGCGCTGCACAAGAAGCAGCAGCTTTCGAGAGAGAAGTATCTGATGCAGCTTCTAAGAAATATGAGAAGCCAGCAAACGGAATACTTGTTCCTAACGAAGTCTTAAAAAGAGACTTAAACGTAGGTACAGCAACTGCTGGTGGTAACTTAGTTCCTACAGAGCTTCTTGCTGGTTCATTCATTGACATTCTTAGAAAGAGAATGGCTGTGATGGCTACAAACCCAACAATGCTTACAGGATTGTCTGGTAACGTGTCTATCCCCCGAATGACATCTACCTCGACTGCGTACTTCGTTGGTGAGTCGGGCGCACCAACAGAAAGTCAGCAAGCTTTCGACCAAGTGAACATGACACCAAAGACAATTGGTGCTTTTGTTGACTACTCAAGAAGATTGCTACTTCAGTCATCTATAGACGTTGAGACAATGATTAGAGATGACATTGCAAAAGTTATTGCTACTAAGTTAGATAACGCAGCTATCTATGGATCTGGTAGTTCAAACGAGCCATTAGGTATCAAAGATACAACTGGTGTAGGTACACAAACAATTACTACATTCGGTACATTCGCTGAGTACATCGGAATGGAAACAGACGTTGCAGCAGCAAACGCTGATGTAGCTAATATGTTCTATCTAATTAATGCTTCTGCTAGAGGTGCTTTGAAGTCAACAGAAAAAGCTTCAAACACAGCGCAGTTCGTGTTCGAGAACAATGAAATTAACGGCTATCCAGCTATTGTTTCTAATCAGCTTGCAAACAACGATGTACTCTTCGGAGACTTCTCACAGTTTGTAATTGGT